TAACAATATTGTTTTTCTTAATTAGTATCTTTACATCTACATTGGTGTATTACTCTTTACGAAGAATAACACAATATGAAGAATTGATTTTAGAAATACAACAAATAATTAAATTCTCAACAGACAAAATGAAACTTGTAGATTCAAAAGGACATTATGAATCAGATGATGAAACAGGTTTTTTCTTTAAACAATTAAAACAGATTCAATTATCACTTGATGAAATATTTGAAACAGAGGAGACAAAAGATGCCAAAAAAGAAAACTAAAAGAAAGCCATATTTTGGAATGGATGTTCAAGATGCTATTATAAGATATAATGCATTAGATCAACAAACACAAAGAGTAGAAAGAAATAAAATTTATCAAGAAGAGATACATAAAGCTTTTGATAAGTTAGCTGAAAATATAATCAATACATTTAAGTTTACTTATTTTGATTATGGGTTTATTGATATAAAACATGAAACTGTAGCTTTTATGGTAATGAATATTCACAAATATGACCACACCAAAGGTTCAAAGGCATTTAGTTATTTTTCTGTTGTGGCAAAAAATTATTTAATTCTTCATAATAATAATAACTACAAAAAAATGAAATCAACCGATGGTGTAGAGGCTCTTGATAGACATAAAGCAAACAATAATTTTTCTAATGATGATTATAATACTTTTATTTGTGAAATGATTGATTATTTTGATAAAAATTTAAATTCTATATTTAAAAAAAATAGAGATTTAAGAATTGGATATGCTATCATTGATTTAATGAAACAACGAGATGATATAGAAAACTTCAATAAAAAAGCTCTTTATATTTTAATTAGAGAAATGACAGATGTTGAAACTGCTCATATTACATCTGTTGTAAATACATTAAAAAAACATTATAAAAAATTAGTGAATAAATATTATCGCGATGGTAGTATAATAGCAAATTCAACTAGTTCATCAAATTCCTTCTTTTAAAATAATTTAACCCACACTCAAGTGGGTTTTTTTATTTTATCTAATTTCCTACAAATTTTATATTTATATATGAATAACTATATCTTGAGGAGATATTATGTCAGAAAATAAAGAAATATTTGAAGGAAAAACCTTTCAAGATTTAACAAAAGATATTTACGAAAATACCACAAAGCGTAAAGTTCAAATCGATTTGTTAATATCAGAAATACACGGATTTATTCAAACGATTGATGATGTGGTTATGGTTGCTCCAATTATAAAGGAGTATATGGATACTGCAGTTAAGAATGATGAACATCTGGTTAAACTTGCTGGTGTTCTCCAAAGAATTATTTCTAAATCAAGTGGTACTAATGAAGAAAGTATGTTATTATCAGAATCAGAAAAAGATGAGTTAATGGCTACATTACAAGATACAGTAGAAGATTTACAAAATGAAAGTGATAGATTAAACACAATAAAAGATAAAACAATTAATTTGGGGAATTAAATGGGATCTGGATTTGTAACACAAGAGGAGAAAAAAATAAAAGGATTTGCTGGGAAGCAATATAAAGTTCCAATTTATATACAATTCATTCCTGGATATGTATCTGAAGTCGTACACTCGGAAAAAAGTTTAAGATATGGAGGACCTAATACAATTAATTCAATAATTGGTATCCCTCATATTAAAAATGCTGATTATATCACGAGAGGTACTAGTGGTGAAAAATATAGATATTTTCCTCTTTTAAGGTCTAATAACGATATACCTTCTAAAGGAGATCCTGTTTTATTGTGTACTATGATGGGAACTAACTATTATTTGGGTCCATTAAGTACAGAACATAATAATCCAACTTGGAATGATGATCCAAACTACAAACCAGAAATTACTAGTATTTTTCTTGATAAAGATGTTCCTATAAGTAAAAGGGGTGAAAAGGGAGAAAGTTTAAATTTTAATAAAGCTTTAAGATGGTCTAGATTGGAAAAACAAAAAAATGATTCTTTAGATTATGGTCCTGCTATAAATGAAACTACCGGCGATTTAATATTAGAGGGAAGACACGGAAATAGTATTAGAATTGGAAGTAGAAATATTTTTCCATATTTATTTATATCAAATAAAAGAAGTTATAAAAACCAGAGAGAAAGTTTGGGTGATGGGACTTTAATAACTATAACATCTAGAGGAAGTTTAAATCAACATTTTGGTACACCTTATAATGAACCAGTAAAAATAGGACCTAGAGATGCATCAGGTGCACCTGCTATACTTAAAGAAGGATTTATATTAGCTTCTGATGAATTTTTTACAGAAGAAGATACACCAAAAAGATTTATGGGTACTATGGTTTCTAGTGTTAATAATAATCAAGATCCTAATGAATTAATTTATAATTATGGTTCGGAAAGTACTGGTGTTGGTGGTAATACTATTTCTCAAGGTGTTACTGCTAATCAAGTATTAGTAAGTTCGGATAGAATTACTTTAAATACAAATGTTGATGATATTTATTTATCATCTAAAAAAGATATTCATATTGGAACTCGTAGACATTTAACGGTATCAACTAATGAAAATTTTATTATAGATTCAGAAAAAACATTTTTAGGTAACCCAGTTGATACTGCTAGACAAGAAGCTAGAGAAATGGATAATATGGTTTTAGGACAACAATTAAAAGATGTTTTAAATAAAATTCTTAATTTAATACCAAAAATTAAAATAGTGACTCAACTTGGAGCACAAACTCCAATGCCAGTTATAAATGAAGATATAACAAAAATTTCACAAGATATTGAAAAAATTACAAGTAATAAACATTTTATAGAACCAAATAATTAAATAAGAGGTAAACATGAAAAAGAAAACAAATATAAGAACAGTGATAAGAAAAATCGTTAGAGAAGAAGTTGCAATGGTAATTAATGAAGTAATAACTGAATTAAAAAAACCAAATCAACCACAACAACCACAGAAACAAATTGTTGAGAAAAAATCATTTACAAAAAATTCAATATTAAATGATGTATTAAACGAAACTGCTCAAGATGAAGAATGGAAAACAATGGGTGGTGAAAAATATACAACTAAAAAAATAAATGATTTGGTTGGTAGTGAATATGGTGATATGATGAATAGTAATTCTAATATACCCGTTAGTGTTGATGGACAAACACCAGATTTCTTAAAAAAAGATTATAGAGCTGTTATGAACGCTATAGATAAAAAACAAGGAAAATAAAATGGGATTAAAACAAGATTTAATTGATGCTAAAGTAAAAGCTGCTAAAGAAATGGGTGTAACTGATTTAGATACATCCAATGGTTCTTTTATTGAAAGAGATGCTCATTATACAATGGAAGCTATAGCTAATTTTATAACAAGTGCTAATTTTTCAATTACTAAATTTAATGCTCCAACTGTTGTAGAGGAAATAAAAACACCAGACCAATCTGTGAATTTAGCCCCTACTACTTTATTGGGTGATAAAAAACCTATATTAGATACATTAAAATCAATTGGTGGTACGATACCAGGAGCTGGTAAAGTTGTAAATGAATTGGTTGACAAATTAGAATCAGCTTTAGAAAAAGCTGTTCTACCTATTGTTAAGAATGGAGCTACCTTACCCGGTTTAGATTTAGGAAAAGATGCTGGGGGATTACAATCAACTGGTTATGTTTACATAGGAGAAGATCCAGATTCACAAAATTCTTTTAATGTAGAAGATGAAGATGGGCAGAGAAATTTTACAGAAGTTAAATTGTTTAGAGATGACATCGAGGATATATTATAATGGCTATAAGAGACACATCAAGAAAACCTTATATAATTGATAATGATACTAAAACTAAAGTTGGTATTGATTTACCAATTAGAAGGGGTGATGAATCAGATGGGTATTTTGCATCAACTTCAACCACCATTGAAGCTGTAAAAAATAATATAAGAAATTTATTACAAACCAATGTGGGTGAAAGATTTTATGAACCTAACTTAGGTTTAAATTTAAAAGCAATATTATTTGAACACATAAAAGAAGAAAATTTAATTGGTGTACAGGATTCTATTTTAGATAAGATTGATACTTGGTTACCATTTGTTGAAGTTAGAGATATATTAATTGACACAAATGAAAGTAACATTAGTGTTGGGGAAAATGAAATAAGAGTAAAAATTGTTTTTAATATTACACAAGATCCAAATACATTGGATTCTGTAGTTTTAGATTTTTCATCAAATATAGATGAGCAAATATAAATTGGAGATAAATTATGCCAACATATGGTAAAGAAAAGTTTAAAGATTCAAATATAAATTATTTAAATAAAGATTTTACATCATTAAAGCAATCATTGATGCAATATGCTAAATCTTATTTTCCAAACACATATCGTGACTTTAATGAAACATCACCTGGTATGATGTTAATTGAAATGAATGCTTATGTAGGTGATGTGTTGTCATTTTATGTTGACCAACAATATCGTGAGATGTTATTACCATTAGCGGAAGAAAGGAGAAATATAATAAATCTAGCTAAGATGTTTGGGTATAAAGTAAAACCAATAATTCCTTCTTTTGTTGATTTAACTTTTACATCAAATGTTGCGACATCGAGTGGAGATCCTTCTAAAATTGATTATTCTACAGCAGGTATATTTGATGAGGGTATTGAGATAGTTTCATCAACTAATTCTAAACTTAAATTTAGAACATTAGAACCTATTGATTTTACAATAACTGGTTCAGGTGATACTGAAAACATTGGAACAATAAATTCTAATAATGGAATAGCGACTGAATATTCATTGACAAGAACAGTTAGAGCTATAAGTGCTGAACAAAAATCAAAAACTTTTTCAATAGGGGCTCCAATAAAATTTAGAAGAATTACTATACCAGATACAAATGTAATTGATATTGTTTCTTGTGTAGATTCTAATGGAAACAATTGGTATGAAGTTGATTTTTTAGCCCAAGATAAAGTTCCAATTCCTCTTCATTATACA